TACCAGGTGGGCTGCTCTATCGTCAGCGAACGCAGATGCTCCAAAACCTTCTGCCCGTCTTCACTGCCGAATACCCGCAGGTAGGTGCGATCAGTGTCGTCACGCTCCTGCTCATTTGTGCGACGAAGCTGCGGCGCTGCTTGCCGAAGCCCGTCCCATCCTTCAACTTCCGTCATTCTTCTCCTTCAACCATGCCCTGTTGTGCCGCCATCTGCGCCATCTCAGCAGCCTGCTGCATCGCCATCTGGCGTTCCTGCGGCGTTGTGCGGAGTTCAGCAGGAACTCCCAACTTGTCAGCGACATAATCAGAAATCGCACCCATGCGCGGAGCCATCATTCCCTCTGGCCCAAGCGCCTGCGACAACTGAACCCACTGCGTAATCTTCTCTATGTCACCCATATTCTGCGCCTGCGCGATTGGCGACACCGGAGATATCTTCACTTCCAAGCCGTTCACACGCAGCGGCATTTCGATCATGCCACGCTCGTCCATGACGTACATGACGCGCGAAACAACAGGCAGCATCGTTTCGGTAATCAAACGACCGAATGCGCTACCAAGGTTCTGCGCTAGTTCTTTCATGCGTTCTGCGATTTCCGTCGCACTACGCGCGGACATATTGTCTGGCGGCAACGAGTCATCAAGCATGATCTTCTTAATGTTCATGCGAAGATCGTTAATCACGATCTGCGACACGTTGAAGTCACCGGAGCGAGGCAACTGACGCAGGCTCTCACCCTGCGGTCCACCGTTACGCGCAACCGGGATGATAGCACCGGGCGTAATGCGAATGGTCTGCGGGTTAAGGACGCCATCATCCGCCGCCGTATAGACACCAGCGATGGACAGCGACGCATTCTTCAGCAGCAGTTCCAGCGTTTTGTTGAGCGTCTTGATGTCGGGCAGCGCCGTAACCAGAGGGCCGCGACCGTAAACTTCACCCGCGACTTTCATAAAACGCGCCACAATCCACGGCGATGACTTCATCTTGCGCTCGACCAGAGGTGCCTTGCCGTCCGGCCAAATCACCATGTAATCATAATCGCCACGCTGTACGTCAAGCACAGTCGCCTCAAGCAAGTCGATCTCGTCAGTCGGCTTCTCGTCAATCATGCGCTGGAGGCGATCCGGTATTTCCGCATCGACCCAATGCTGCTTGATCGCCTCTGCCTTCAGGCGCATCCGGCGATAAACATTATCGACCTTGCCGTGTGCGCCTTCTTCGATGGCAACGAGATACTGCGGAACCGGCGTGAACCGGATCGGCGTCGTCTCATCACCCGGCTGAATAAGCATGACAGCCGTGCCGACAGCAAGGTCCATAAGGAACTCGCCCATCGCCAGATCAAAATTCGACTGGCGCAAAACCGAAAACATTTTGTCCGCGTATGTATCAAGAACCGCCTGCGCCTCAAGCTGACGCTCCGGCGGGATATCCGGTCCCGGCTCCAAACGACACCAACGCCCATAAGGCGGGAACAGACCCGACTGAATGCGGTTAGCAAACCGCTGCGTCGAGTTGATCGCGGTGGAGTCGAAGACGCGAACCATCTTGTTCTGCCCAGGCGATCCGCCACCTTCATAGTGACCGTCGTACAGATTGCGCTGCGGAAGCGCAAACTCGTAGCAGTCTTCGTAAATCTGACGCCAGTTGTCCTTACGGCGCTGGGCCAGTTCGTGACGCTTGATAACTTGTTCGACGGTAAGCATTGTTCAACCTTTCGCCTTGTTGCGGGCGCTAATCGCACGGGCCTTGCTTTTCGCATCGGCCTTGGAAGAAGCGCCCCACGCGCGTAGGGAAAGGAGCAGACGCGTGGGGCGTCCTTTCTCGTCGCGTTCCGGGCCGGGCATCGAACCCATTCGCGCCAAGAAAGATGCACGACGCGGGTTATCGCCCTTTTTGACAGGCGCTTTCAGGTTCATGCCCTGCGCCCGTGCAGAGGCACGGCCCTTTTCATTCAAACCGCCTTTGGGATTCTTTCCCGCTTTGCGTTGCCAAGCTGGAGTCTTAGCCACGGGCGGCTCGCATATTATCAATTAAGTTAGGGTACGGACGGCCAGCTTTTTTCGCGGCTCGCATTGCGGCGCGTTTCTGTTCCGGCGTCAGGCTCTTGGGCTTGCCAATGCCTTTCGGTCGCTTCTTTTCCCAGACCTTCTTCATTTCTTCGGCTTTCCTGCCTTACGCATAGCGATAGCTACTGCTTGCTTCATGGGACGGCCTTCCTTCATCAGCATCTTGATGTTCTGGCCGATGGCCTTGTCAGACTTGCCCGCCTTCATCGGCATGTTACTTAGCCTTCTTTTTCATCATCGCGGTCTTCATGTTGACCTCGCTGATGCGCCCACCGTACTGCTTGGCGTATTCCTTCGCCGCAGACATACCGGCCTTCGTATAGGCGAACGTCTTGGTCTTTCCGTCTTTCATTACGACTTTAGGCATTAACCGACTCCCAGCGTATCTTGTTCTTCGCGCGTCGCACCGCCAGCGCCAAGAAGTGAACGCGCACCGATGCGACGGGCGCGACGACGCGCGGCTTCCTGCTGCTGGGCGCGGGTGGATTTCTCTACGACTGGCTCCGGTTCAACAACTGGAGCGGGAGGAGGAGGAGGCGGGGCCGGAGCCTTAGGCTTACTAACGACGCCGCCCATTACTCTGCTCCCAAGGTAGACTGGATTCCACGACGCGCATCTTCGCGCTCAAGCGAAAGCAGTGCGCGTTGACCGCCAACACCGCGAGCGCGACGACGTGCGGCGATCTCAGCTTCAGCCTTGCGCTCACGTTCAGCGAGGCGGGCTTCCTGGCGCTCTTGTGCGGCAGTGATCTCGGGATCAGGTTCTGGCGGCGGTGGCAGGGGTTGTGGGGCTGGCATCTTCGGACCACTAAACATTCCACCCATTAGAAATACCTCGCGTACATAAAATGATCGGATTTGTCAGGCCCATAATTCTTCATAAGCCCTTCCTCCGTGAATCCTAATGCTTTTGTCCATCGGATTGCAAGAACATTGCTATTATCTACCACGAACTGCAATCGGTGTAATTGCATATCTATTGCGATCTTATTGATATATCGCCTAGCGCCGCGTGTAAGTGATATAGGATTGCTTTCAATAATATAGCTGGTGAGTAACCAGCCCTCTGCCGTGCCGCGATTCAATGGCACAGCGCCAAAGCAACAAGCCACATTGCCATTATGGAGCGCCGTGTAGCAATTACCATACGCGGCAAACTGCTTCAGGGTTTCGTTGTAGTCGTCAAACCACTCAAAATACTGTTTCTCAAATGGGCGCAGGTCCATCATATGCACATGCCCCCAGTGGAAAGGGATGATGTTCACGCGGTAATTGGTTGATATATCAGGCGCAGACATCTATATTACCTATGTTCATTCTTGGACTTCTCCTAGTGGTTACTACCTAACGCCCCGGCTTGTGGTTAGTCGGGGCGTTTTTTTATGCGAAGATGTTGAAGTCCGTGTTCGCCACATGCTGCTTGAACATAGGGCGTCCGTTCGGATTCCTCGTCAGAGTGCGATGTTCACCGCCCCCTAACATCAGATAGCCGTATGCGTCACCGACGTGCGAATGCTCGTTCTTGTTCGGCATGTCGCGGAATCGCTCGTGCCCAGCACCAACAGCAACGCGCTTGAAGTGGTAGCCGCCAGCCAATGACTTCCGTGTCCGCGTACATTCCTTAGACACAAGCAGACCGGGCCGACCGTCGATCAGCCTGTTCATCGGCATCGCACCAGCCTCACGACGAACTTTGAAGTCGTTTGATGCTGTCGGCTGGGCGCGAAGGCCCAACGTCCTCAGATGGTCGAACGCCGTCACCTCAAAGATTTCGTCGCGCTTGCCACCAGCCGGATCGCCCCAGATAAATATCTCCGACTTCGGAAACTTCGTCTGGATGTCCGCCATCAGGTGATGCGCGAACCGCTCAAGCCCCATGTCGAATGCGACCAGTTCATGCACGATGTGCCAACGCCCGTTCGCCATCTTCTGACCAAACACCGCAGCAGGCGTCAAACCAAAGTCGAGGCCGATATGCACGGGCATACCAGTCTCAATCTCTACATCCGCCGACATCAGGCTGTCGCTAAACTCATGCCACACCGGCTTGCCGTCCTGCACATAGACGTACTGCGCTCCGGCGTAGCACTGAATCCAGTCAAGCGTCTTACCCGCAAGCTGCTGCTCGTAGTAACCAGGCGGCAGGTTGTTTAGGTTCTCCGCGTTCTCGTTCATAATCCAGTGCTTGTCAGCCGCGAAGATCGCGTCCTGATGCTCTTTCGTGCCTTCCTTCACGCCACCGGGTTGCTTGAAGAACTTCCACGGATAGCGACCGCGTATCGGATTCTTCTCCGCAAGGTTCGGCCACCAGTGATCCGAGTCCATAGGGTTAGTGGACATCCACACGCCACGCCACGGACAACCGCCGTTCTTCTTCGTCGGGTAACGACCGACGCGCGATGTCAGGCCATCGACCACCGCCTTCGGCAATTCACGCGCCTCGTCGATAAACCCGCCGGTCAGTTCCAGCGACAGCAGCTTCCGCACGTCGCGCGGCTGATCCAACGCGAGAAAGATCACTTCGCAGTCCAGCCCCGGCGCACCATCACGCGGCGGCAGCTTGATATGATGCGTGATCGGCGGCGACCAGCGCATCTCGCCCCATGTGTTCTCCGGGAATATCTCCTGCCACGTCTTCAGTGTCGTCGTGCGAAGTTCAGGATACGAGTTACGAATAACCGCAAAGCGCGTGTAGCGGATATTATCAATCGGCGACGGCACCTGTTTCACGGCGCGTAGCATCACTTCCGCCAGACTGGCATACGTCTTGCCACTGCCGACCGGACCCATCAGGCCACGCACGAAGCTATCGTCGTTCAGAAACTTCCATACTGTCGGGCTTTCGCTGAAGTCCAGGTTCAGCCCGGTCAGCGCATCCATGTCACGCTGACGCTTGCGACGCGGTGAACGATCCGTAGCCCGTTGCGCTCTAGCCATCCCACGTCTCCTCATGCCACTCGTCACTGTGTTCAAAAGTCCACCACACGCCGCCGCACGATCCGCAGACGACCGACTGCATACTGTCGTAAATACGACCACGCGATAACTCGCCGCAGTAGTCGCACTCAATATGCGTCGCGTAGAAACGAACGTACCGACGCGAAAGGTCTATGACGTTACTCCCGCTCATCGTCTTCCTTCTCATCGTCCATGACTTCATACGTCGTCGTCTTCGGCCCCGTCACGTTGATGCCGATCATGCTGGGACGGCGCTCATCGCTGTTCGGTTCAAGCAATCCACGATGCTTCGCCAGCAAGCGAAGCGCCGACAGCTTGTCGTGCATCTCGACCTCAATCGTGTTGCCATGCTCGTTCGGCGTGATCTTCACTTTCTTGATCGACCGCTTCGCCCGTGTCGATAACTTGTCAGACGGACGCACCTGTACGCGGCCAATCTCATCCCACGACAATACGTCGGTGATCTCGCCGGAGCCAATCGCCTCCAGTTCCTCAACGACAGCGCGTTTGCGATCCTCGTCGTCCGCCGCTAGAGCCGCTCGCGCCTCGCGAACGGTCAGCTTCTTATCGGTCATGCACTTCAACTCCCAACGCCGCATACCCAGCCAGATCGATCCAGCTATCGGTATGATCTGGCGTTTCGACTAATCTTGCCATCTTAACTGCTGACATGCAAAGCGCGACCTCTTTCACTGTTACGCGACGGCTCAGTATAACAGACCACATATCGGCAATGCGCTGGAAGTTCTCCGACGCATCGCCATACGCACTGCCGCGATCGGACAATGCGACGGTGACGTTCTCTAGCAATTCAGTCCTGTTCATCCTCAATCTCTCCAATCCCGTTGCACGTTTCACATTCGACCCATGTCACGCGGTACGCCATCCACGCGCCACCGTCATATCCGCCGACCGTGTATTCGCGCTCGACCTCGCCGTCGCCGTTGCATTCTTTACACCTCAT